GACATTCCCAACGATTATGCAGCTAGAAATGGGTCGTTCTGTGCCTTGTCCTGCCCAAGGAGCCTCTAACTTACTTGGTTACGCGACTACGTTCCTTGGAAGCCACTGTTTTTTGAAAGAGGCTCACCTTTATGAGCCCCGAGGAATCGGCCTTTGGATACATGTGGACGACGCCCTTACGGTGATCGATGCGAAGCCAGGGCATAAGGTCGAGGACTTTCTGCCCCGTGATCGTGTAGAGGTCTAGTCGCTGCACGGAGGCGATGGGCCGCCGCTTCAAATTTATTCGGCCGCCTGCGTTCCAGTTTTTTCTGTGATAATAGTAGGCATCCTCGAGCTCATCGTATTGCGCATCGGGCGCCACGTCGTCGGCGCATACGATTACGCAAGGCAGGATGGTCCAGTTCAGGGCGTGCTCAAATTCCGCCGTGGCGTTTTTTATCATGCCTGTTATCTGGGCATTCGTAAACTGCGCTCCGCTCGCCGAGGTGAAGGGAACACCCCACATGTAGGTGGAACGAATGTCTTCGGCCGTGAGAACCTCGCCGAACTCGCCTTTGGGAACGGTGTAGTTCCCCAGGGTCCAGCCGACCTTTTCGGAGGATGAAGAAGCCACCCTCCCCCATTCACTAATTTCGTAGGCCGAATATGTTTTATTCCCCAAGGTATCAGTATAAACCACGCGATAGCGATATTGATAAAGACCCGCGGCAAGAGAGTAATCGGAGAGCCGGTTAGAAACTACGACGACGCCCGGAGACATCCACGCCGAACCATTCCATGGAGCCCATGCGATGCTATCGGATTGTCTTTCGATCGAGTAACCCGAAAAGTTTGCATCGGCACTATGGTCGGTCAGCGCGAGGAGTACATCAGAATTAACGAACGTCGCCGTTATAGACATTCAGAGAGCCTTTTACTTCACGGTCCAAGGATGCCAGAGGACGAGAAGACTCTTACCCGTGGTGGCCGCCGTTCCCGTAATAACCGCATCGGCGGTGATGGAGAACTCCGAGGTTACGTCCGTGCTGTCGGTTAAATCGATAACCGAAATGAGTTCGTCCTCGGAGAGAATGGCGGATACCGCGATTGCCCCCGCCGCCGCTCCGGGGACAATCGTCATGCGAACGAGCGGAGACTTGATGAGCATCTTGGAAAATACTGGGAACGCGCGGATAAGTCGCTTCTTGTACGAAATAGCCATGTAGAACTCCTCGTTAGGAATAGGGCCGCCCCTCGCGAGGCGGCCCCTTGTTGTTCACTTCCTCCCGTTCGTCTAGAACCAGCCGAGGCCAGAGGGCGAGACGTTGCGGATAATGCCGTGATACCAGGGGACTTTGCAGTCCGGCGTGCCGAACATGACGATGAGGAAGGGGATGATCGCCGACAGGGTCGGGAACAAGTCGAACTTCATCGCGGGGAGGAACGAGTCCCACTGGATGCTCGGGGTAACCCCGTCGTAGGAGAGGAGGATCACATCGCCCGTGCCCGGAAGCACCGCGTTAAGATCCACGAAGGTGACGGCGGAAGTGCCACCCGCGCAGCGACCAATCTCGCGGAGATCAGTGGTCGCGCCCTTTTGGCCACGGCAGATGATATAGCCGGTTCCGGGGACGGTCGGGTCTGGGGTAATGGTAAGGGAAACGCCCTCGCCCGCCGTGACGGGGACAGTGGCGACAACCGATGCGCCAGAGATACCATCCTCGGAAACTGCGTGGACCTCATAGGTGTAGCTCGCGGCGTCGGCCGCGACGAACTTAGAAGCGGCGTTCACGGCCGCGACACCGACAATGGTCGGCGCATTGGGGCGCGTGGAAGCGAGGCCCATAGCGGAGACTCCGTTGCGGCAGAAGAACATCTTGTCCGGACCCGCGTCATCGCCCGCGATTTTGATCGCATCGGAGAATGGTGTCGGATAGCGCTCGATGACGCCCGTGCCCTTGGTGTCGTCGGTGCCGAAGCGCAGGCGATCCTTAACGACATCCTGCAAGTCGGCCGCGAGGAGCGTCGGCATGAACGCATGGGTAGCGTAGCCGCCGTTATCGTAGATCATGCGGGCGCAATCTTTGAGGGCCGCCTCGCCTGCATTCTGCAAGGTCTGCCCGCGCAGATCCGAGATATTCTTGGACCCATTGGGGCCAGCCGACGCCATGATCTGCGTCGATACGCTGTCGAATTGCGTGGGGGACGACGCGGAGTCGCCATGGAAGCATCCGTACTCAGCGCCCTTGAGAATGGTCAGGATGCCAGCCTCTTGCTCCGTCGCCTCGGCGTTCTCGAGAGTCTTCGCGACGCGCATTTGCAGAGTGATCTGCCTGTACGTCTGCATATACTTGACCAGGCGGGTCACGCGCTCGATGGTCTGAGAGGTATCCCGCGCGTTGCCACCCTCAGAGCCGAAGATGAGCTGATAAAGACCAGCGTCATCGCGGCGGGTATACTCGTGGACCGTCGACCCTACCTTCTCGTTCTTGAGAAGGTTCATCATCTTGAAATCGGCCTTCTTCACCGCGAGGGCGTTAATTACCGACTTCTCGATATCCTGGGGGATTAGGGCACGTCCGCCGGTCATCGTTGCGGAGTCAGTACCGTACCCCGCTTCGAGGGCCTTCATCAGCTCACCGCCGATGGCCTCGCCAAATCCTACTTGGCCGACCTGGCCAACGTTGCTACCGTCAAAGAGACCCATATTGTGCTCTCCTCACCTTTCTTGCTTTACAGAGACTTGACGAGAGCCATAGTGCCCTCGTCGAGCGGAATACCCTTCGCAATACGATTCTCGATGAGAACGGAGGCGTGATAGTCCAGCTTGTGGTCTCTCACCGCCGCGCCCACCTTGGCGCTAATCTCGGCCGGACTCAGATCGCCGGCCGCCGCCGCACCCTCGAGGGCCTTCCCGAACCGACCATTGCGGTCGATCACGGATTTACGCATGGCGGGAATCTCGGAAATGCTCTTGAGCATGATCGATGATTGAAGCTGGGCGTTGCCGATCGACTTGAGGAGCGCGCTTTGCTCGGAAACGAGCTTGCGCAGCTTCTTGTTCTCGGCGTGGACATCCTGGATGCTTTTTGACATCGCGGAAAGGATGGGAGACACGTCGAGGAACTCCTCGCCTTCGAGGGGAGGCTCGGGCTCGACCGACTTCTTTACTTTCGCGGGAGGAGCAGCAGGCGGCAACTCATCGCTACCCTCGCCTAGGCCGTCCTCGCCTTCATCATCGTCGCCATCGGGATCGTCCTCACCCTCGGGCTTTCCCTTCCCTTTCGGAGCAGGGGCCGGAGCGGGCGCCTGCTTAGGATCGAAGCCGAGAGCTTTCTGGAGCTCTTCGATAGAATCGTCAAAGGACTTCGCTAGATCGCCGTCCATCTTGAAAACCTCGCTAAATTGTTTCCGACGGCTCACCAATTCCCGCAGGATATCGGTAGCCTCGTTATCTTTGATGCCATATTCTGCGAGCAGCTTGGCCGCAGCGTCTGGCGTCCCAACATCGCCAACGGCGACGGCAGTAACCAATGCGTGAATGCCTTTCTTGCGCCCCTTGGCGCCTTCGAGATCCTGGGTCACAAGAGCGGCGCCCCCGGTCGCAGTAGCGGAATCGGTGGAATATCCGGCCTCGAGGGACTTAACAAAGGCAAAGGAGGAAAGCGCGACAGGCGAGAGCGTTTGATTGACCGGCTTATAGGTCATCGCGAGCTCGTCCCAAAGGACACCCGTCACTTTGCCAACCACCCGGCCGAAACGACCATCGAAGGATTTATTCTCGATCGGCTTTCGGCCACCAACGCTCGTATGGATGATCGTTGATCCGTCTTCAAGCTTTTTTACGATGTCCTCGGCGATATCATTGCCCTTATAGAGGATCGCCTTTACGAAGGTCCGAGAGCCGCGCTTTTCTACCGATAGCGGCTCGCCAATTATGTAGCGCGGGTCAGTAATGACCGATCCATCCTCGCCCTTCCTCTGATGAAGATGGTCCCAGGAAATAACCCCGTTATCGAGGAAATACTTCTTAGAATCGAGGAGCGCCCGTTGAAGAACGATCTGCCCTTGAAAGTCTAGGTTCTCATTCGACGCCTCGGCCTCGATGATGTAATTCCCCTTGGCATCCGTCTGGATCGCCTTAGAAAGGGAAAGGTCGAGATATATGCGGTCATCGAAAAAATCCATAGAACTCCTCGGAGCAATAAAAAAGGGCGCGGAGGTTAGCCGGTTTCCCGGTAAACCCTCGCGCCCTTCTGAATGGGGCCAGACCAACAATAGTAGACAGCCGATCCTACCACGGACCCGAGCCACACCCACCTCTATTCATTATCTAAGCGCTAAAAATAAAAATCAATCGAATAATAGAAATCAATTACCGTCGCGGAGCCTGCGCAATGAGTCGGCCTGCTTGGCGAGAACAAGCGCGCCCGCAGAGCTATCATCGTCTACACGTTTAGACAATGCCGCTTCCACGGGCGGGAGCCACGCCCCGGCCCTGGATTTAATAGCTTCATGGACTGCATCGATGTGCCTGCCCATGGCTGTTGTTTTAGCCATAGCCTCATAAATACCCTTCGCCTCGTCCATCATGCCGCTCCCTTCTCTTCCTCAGTCCCATTATTGATTCGCTCTTGCCGTGCCGAGGCAACACGGGCGGCGATCCCGGAATCCTCAAGTGAGCCCGGATCGGTCTCAAAGATCGCGCCTAGCCTCGCCTTGCGCTGTATCCGGTCCCATTTCTCAGCTTCGTGCCCGGTGTTCGTTACAAGATCGTGGTAGTCTATCTCGTCATGAGCCTGCCCGAAGCGGTCTATGCGTCCTTCCCGCTGTTCCTTGACCCACGCGGTCTGAGGGAGGTCATAATTGACGAGATATTTCGCGTTTTGCAGGTTGAGACCTGTCGCGCCCGCGTCGGAGAGTACAACGAGGTCATATTTCCGATCTTCCGGCCTTGACGGATGGAACCCAACCTTGATCTTTTCTTTCTCGGCTCCCGACATTGTGCCGGTTATGACGCCGACGCGAAGGCCCTTCTTAGCCATGGCTACCCGTATCGCTTCGACAGAGGCCAGATTATGCGCGAAGACGACACCGGGCGCCCGGTCCCCGGCCTTAGCATTGTTCTTCTCGTTGGCCTCGGCGTAGCACTTTGATTCTATTATCTCGCCGAGCTTGTTCATTTTCGCGTTGTCCCCGTCGAAAGTATTCACGACCCTGTTGAGCGCTTCCTCTTTTATCGTGCCCGCCGCCTGCTGTACGCGCTTGGCGATCGACTCGTAATCGCTCTCGGGCTTCCCGTCGAAGCTATGCGGGGAAAGGACTCGTACCGCGTCGACATCGACTGTTCCGGCCCTGTTCGCCCTTGAGCAGCGCCGAAAAGCCGCCTCGACTTCGGCATACGCTTGTTTCTGATCGTCGGACAGATTGATTGATTCTTTTGTCCGGTTTTTCTTGATGCCTGTTTCCGTTGGACTCGCATAGCAATATCGACCGACCAGGCGTTGCAATGATTCTTTATCGAAATCAGAATCGACGCCATAGCGCTTGATGAAGCCGTTCCTGTCGGAAAATTTATCCGGCGCGACTTTATGGAGCATGTCGAAGGCTTCCGAGATATCATTCTTGACCGGCGTCGCTGTTTGATTCATGAAGTAGGGAGTATTGGCATTGAGCGCGTCTATAACGTTAGCCAGAGACGAGTCATCCTTGCCTTTCCTGTTTGACGTGTAGTGGGCCTCGTCCACGGTGAGCATGTCGAAGGTTATTCCCTCATCCTTGAGCGTTTCCCCGAGATAGCTCGCCCGGTCCTTGGGAGACATTGCCTCAAAGGAGGCCTTAGTCTCGTCCTCGCTCTTGTCCATACGTTTAGACATAAGGTACACGAGATCGTCCCTGAGTGATTGATGCGTCATCACACACATATGGTTACCGGACGTATCGCGCATTGCCGATATCCGTTCGTCCCGAGATAGGGCAGGGTCCGACGATACCTTATATTTCCCCGGAGTGCAGAACACATTCACTTCCCCGCCAAATTGCATTTGGACCACCGAGGGGACAGCGAATATTGCGCGCTTAGCTTTCCCTTGAGCGTTTAGGTCCGTGAAGGAACCTATCGACATAATCGTTTTCCCCTTGCCCGTACCGAAAGTCAGGTTCATTCGTTTCGTGCGCTCGAACATTTTTATGGCGCGCTGCCGCTCGCCGGAGGCTTGCATGGTTGAGACTGCGAACTTCTGGCCGCGTAATTGATTCTGTGCGAGTTCGGGAAGCATCGAGGCGAGCTGAGACTCGGCCCTAGCACCGATGGATAGCCGCTTCGTTCCATCGTCCTGTTCGAGCTCGGCATCATCGAACATTGAACCCTGGGCTGACTGAGCCGCGCGTTCCTTAGCCATATACTCGATTGCCTTCTCGCGCCATGAGCCGGCAGCGAACTTCCCACCCGAACGATTAGCCACGGTCGCGCCCGCAGATGCCAATTCGGCCTGCACTTTGTTTATGATGGAATCGCGCTCAGTTTTCCCAAGCATTCCAAGCCGATGCGCCCCCGCCTCCGCTATGTCCGACTGCTTGACCGCGAGGGCCTTCTTGGCTACGCGGCGATAATTGTCTGAAAACTTCGAAAGGAAATTGCCCTTTATCGAATCCATGACGGCGGCCTGAGCTCTCCCGGTGTCGCCGTGCATTCGCACATACTCGGCCCAGGGCGAATCTTCATGGCGTTCCGCTGATTCTCCCGCCGCATATTCATCCTCGGATATGCCTGACATCCATTTATGATAATGGCCTTGAAGCTCTGCACCATAAAGGGCCTTGAGCTTTCCCGGCAATTCCGACTTCTTGCGCTCTATCTCTTGCGCGACTCTTTCGGAGCTTTCGGTTATTCTCCCGGCCGCCGAGTCCTCTTGCAGCGTCTTAATGTCGTCGAATAATTGGGCCGCCCCCTTCACGCGGGCGTGACCATCCTTATCGAGGTAGCTGTCTACATCGTCAGGCTTCACGAGGCAGATAGGCGGTGTGTCCTTATTCCCCCACATATCCTCAGTCGTCCGCTGAGTCATATCATCCTTGATCGCCTCGTAGGCCCCCGCCTCATCCCCGCCGTTCTGGGAAATAAAAGACTTCCAGGCCCCCGCATGAGTCTTCCCCTTCTCGCCCTGGAAACCCCTCACCGATTGCCGATCAGCCGTCGACCCCTTGTAGATATTGTTTTCCCAATAGCGCCGCAGATCGGTTTGTTGCGCGGGCGATAATTCATCGACCTTTGAGAACGCGAAAGCCCCCTCGGGAATCTCGCCAAGGGATCGGTGGGCCGCTTCCTGTGCCGCCTTCATCCCCTCGGCGTCGTCGGCGATCGATTGATTGTCGATATCCCCGGACGGAAGCGCAGCATTCTCGCCAGGATCTTCATAGGACTCGACGGGGCGACAGGCCAGGCCAGCGGGAAGCCAGCCGTCCTCGTCGTAGACGCCACGCTTGATATCGTCTATCTCTTGATCGAGATTTATCTCTTCCGGGTCAACCGCGTGGACGAGCTTATCTATCCCCGTCTTACTGATAGTCGCGATTCGATCGCCATTCACCGTCTCGATGGAATAATCGCCCTTATCGAGCCCGAGAGCCCTAAGACGCGTGACGGCATCCCCGGACGATATCGCCCCAAGGTTTGACTCGATCTTGTCGAGAGTCGCGCCGCCCTGGGCGACTTGCCCTAGCATTGCCGTAGATTCGAGTCGGCCAAGGGTCTGCCCAAGGATACGGTTTGATTCATCGAGATAATTACGACGCGCCTCGTTTAGCTCATTAAGCACAGTAAGGTCGTCAGGATTTTCAGCTTTCAGCTTGTCGATATCCGCGCGAACTTCCTCGGCTTTAGAAAGGAGCTCGGCTGATGTATCGACCGCCTGCCGTACAAGCTCTTCACTTGTCTCCGAGTGATACGCCTTTATTCCTTCGACCGCATCGCCGAAGTCTTCCGGCGACATAGAATCGTGCATTACCTTCGACAGCAATTGCGCCCCAGCGCGGACACCGAGAACATCAACCACGTCTCGGGAAATCATCGAATCTTTCAAAATGGAAAGCGAGGCGAGATTGAGCCCATCGTAATTCCCGTTCGCGATCCACTTCGAGGAGCCGTCAGGATTCGCCTTTATCTTGTCGAGGAGCGATCCGTTGACCTCGGCCTGCCGCTCACCCTCTAAGCGCTCGGCCTCGCGGGCAACATCATTCATGAAGCTCTCTACGGGAGCTACTTCACGGTCAAGGCACAGTCCGTCGCCCCAGGACATATCGACCCCGCTCTTCTCCGGCGTCGCTTCGTTGGCGTTCTCAATCTTCGCCATTTCTGATTTATACTCGTAGTATGCCTTGAGCACTTCGACCTTATTGTCGATATCGGTGACCTTGTTGGCGAGCCTGTCCCGTTCGTAAAACTCTCGCCTAATCTCTCCCTGGATTTTCTTTGTCTCAATCCCCTTCTTTACCATGTTCGCCAAGGTGGGATTCGAGAGCGCTATTTTCTCCATGCTCGCATCAAACAGTTCTTTCTTCTCAGCCGCGAGCGCTTCATCCGTTAGGCCGCCGTTTTTGGCAAGATTGCCATACTCGGTCTGGAACCCTTTCCCATTATTTGAATTGGTCGTGCGGATAACCTCATCGGCTTGTGTTCTGTCACCGAGCTTCGCTTCGATAAGACTGCGCACGGCCTCGTCGGCTACGGACTCTTCATGGATAGCGCGAACAGCCCCTCGCCCGGCTGCCACCATATTCGATTGTTGAGCCTTGAGGGCCTTCTCGTAGCCCTTATCGATATTTTTAAGGTTCTTCTCAGCCGCTTTTATCTCTCCCTTGTCCTTGCCTTTTGTAGCGGCCTGTAGTTCGCGCTCGGCGACAGCGCGGCCCTCTTGGTAGCGTGCCGCAATCTCGTCGGTTCTATCGGCCCATCCAAGGAGCGATGCCATGCGTTTAGCGAAAGAGTTTTTGGTCTCGTTTTTTTGCGTCTTGATGACAGCTTCTTTCGACTTGGCCGCTTCTCGCCTCGCCTTCTCGTTTTCTCGAAGCACTTTGCGCTCGGCAGGCGTTAGCCCTACTTCGACCTTCTTCTTGTCAGCGCGCTCGACCTCACGCTCGGACTGCTCTTGCATGCGCCTCGCCCTTGTAGTCGCCTCGTAGTCTTCCTTGCTCTTTATATTGTCGAGCTTGAGCATGTTCAGCGCGCCATGGGCGCCCCCGACGACGTGAGCCTTCCCGCCAGAATCTTCCTGGATAATAACCGGAACGCCCTTCTCGTCTCTCCCGTTTGGATGCATCGTTATCCAACGCTGCCCCGCCCCGAGACTCGAGGCCGCCTTGGCGTGCGCGGCGGGGGATATCCCCGCTGGAATGGCCGCGCCGCTTCCCGTCGCCGATTGCGCCTTCGTGAACCTCGCCATGAGCGATAGGCTCTTGCGCATACGAAAATATTCACGAAGCGTCAACGGCTGATAGTCATCGGCCTCGAGGCGAAGCGTCTTGCTACCTTGATATTCGTCAACCGCTTCCCGAGAGTATGAGTATCCTTGAATCGAAAACAATTCCATTCCCCTACCCCTGTCTACGCGTTTAGACATGCACGACTAATCGCTTGCCCTTGTTGTTTTTATCGAGCGCCAATGCTTTGAAGTCGTCGATATCGATCTTGTTCATTGATCCGAAGAATCCGGGACGATCATACTGCGAGAGATAAGCAGCCTTAGCCGCCCGAGCGGAGCCGAAACCAATCATGCACTTGTCCTCATCGTATTTCCCCGTCACCGGATCATTCTGATGGACGACATAGACAATCGGGGCTTCCTCTTCTGGGCCGATGTAGCAGTCAAGGTGGTCCTTGTCCTTCCCGACCGTTCCCAGAATATACCCATAGGCGAAGTGCATCTTTGTCGCCCACCTGTGGCCATCTTTGTCGACGCCACGGCGCACCGAGCCCTTCTTGTTCTCGATGCTAATCTCGAGGCCCGCGATAGTCCGTCGCCCTTGCAGCTTGTGGCCGGAGAAGGTGAGCGACTTCGCCAAAGGAATTACCAACAACACATGGGCATCCTAGAATCCCGCGTCTTGATCGATGAGCGTATAGTGATGGTCGTTCCCGTCGTCATCGGTCCAGTCGCAATCCGACGTAATCTCTCGATGTTGGCCGTGATAGTAGGCCCCGGCCAAGACTGTGCGGAAAAGAGAATTGTGCCAAGAACGATTGAGCGCGAGCTGATCGGCATAGCCGCCCATGAACCAAGCGCCTTTGTCGTTGTAATACTTTGCCAGTGCGGCCTTGATTGCCCACCAATAAATACCAAAGGTCTTATATTGCTCGGGGTCTTTTTCGAGGATCTTCCCCACCGCAAGCGCCGTGCGCCGGACATACGACTCGCCACCCGGTACTTTGAGCATCGGCTCTAGCTTGTCTATGTCCTCATTGCTGTAGTACATACGCATGGCCCCCTTGCACATATACCTTACCATGCTTTATCGACTTAGCGATATCTTCGTGCGGCTCTTCCCGGAAGTATTGATGATACTGGCCATCCTTACCTTTTCATAGTCGCCCTCGAGGTCAGGGTGCCCCTGTAGACCACTTTCAATCTCATAGGCGTCATTGCCCGTCGTGTTCGCGATATCGTCTGTGCTCACCCACCCCTCAACATCCTTTTTCTCTTTCGCGAAGGCGCCATACGCCTTCTTATTGTCCTCGTCCGCAAAATACCGATTCAGCTTTGCCTCATGCACGACCGCAGGCCGAGCCACGTCCCCGTGTATTTTGCTTATTCCATATTCATAGGTCGACATACTGAGCTTACCGGTCTTTAGTCCATTCTCTATCTTCGTGCGTCCCTCGGCGGAGTATGGATTTATTATAGTAGCTCCCTCGACGTAATCAGCCCTCCCCGCCGTGCCTATATTCCCGTCCGGTGCCTCCAATATCCACTGAGGCGAATCGGAACCGTAATCGGCATGTATTTTCATGTAGTCGTCATAGTTCGACTCTTTGTACTCGCGGGGGGAGGACTCAAAGGCTTTGGGGTCAGATAGTTTGGTGAATCGCTCCACGTCGGCAGGGGAAGGATTCGGAATCAGCTCGCCACCGTCATCTCTACGGAAACTCTTCATCCCATTGGTAGCTGCTTGCATTTTCCCCACAGGCTCGCCACTCAGCATGGAAGTAACATCGTATTCCCGGTTCTTATAATCAAAGCCCGACACCCTGAGCATCTTGTGGTCCTTGATTACAATATCTCCCATGCGAACGACTCTGTGGTTGCGCTCGTCATAGATAAAGGCAGGAGGCTTGTCGCCCAGCAGCTCGGGATAGCGAAACTCGGGGTTTCGCTTGAGAGCGCTGTCGAGATTGCTAATGCGATCGAGCCTATTCTGATATTCGCGTGAGCTCTTGTCCCCCTTGAAGGAGGAGAGCGCACCCCGCATAAGGGAGAGAGCGCGGAGCTGTTTATACGCCTTATGCGTGTTGTCCTTAATATCCTTCTCTTTCTTTTTCGTATCCATGAGAGCCCGCCGCTCAGTGGCGTCCTTGGCGTTGCCGAACTCCTCGGATAACGATATGAGTAATTCGTCCATGCTCATCCCGTCAGAATCAGGATTCAAGAACACGCTTGCTTTCGTCCTCAGGAGTTGGTTTATCCAATTCTGTTTTTTCCCAACAAGGCCCATCGAATAGTTATCGATTGTACCCCGTGCGGCATAGGTGTGCAGCTCGACCTTTTCTTGCCCATTTCCTTGCCGATCTATACGACCATTCCGCTGTATGAAATCGGCCGGTCTATAGGGAATATCAAAATGGTGGAGGGCTGAGCTGTCTTTTTGCAAGTTGACGCCCTCGCCTATCGTCTGAGTCGTCCCTATGAGGATCTTATATTTAGGAGGCTTGGTCATATTGCCGTCAAAATCATAAACGCCATTGAATCCATCGATTGCGTCCTGGACCGCATCATCGGTAGCCTTTTCGGCCATTTTAACGCCGGACTTCGTGATACCGTTTATTATGCCTATCTCTTCCGGTTTGAAGCCGCGAGCGACAAGCGACGCCTTTATTTTTTCGTGCATATTGAGCGTACCGTCGCCGGATAGAACACGGTCGCAGAAGATAACCTGGCCGCCGCCACGCTTTTCCCTAATATTGGCCGCGTTGTCGGCGAGCATTTCTAGCTTTGGATTCTTCCAGCCTTTGTATTTTTGTGGATCATACAATTCAAGATCGAGCGAGAGGGTGCGCATGTCCCCGTAAAAGGAGAGAAAGCCACGGCCGCCGTATTTTTCTTTCCTCTCCTCTGCTGTCATCTTTGAAAACGTCTCAATCTCGGCCGCAAGAGCCTTCACTTCTTTTACTTGCGCCTCATCCTGATCGATAATATTCGGCCTATTGTCGGGAGTAGGCTTTTTTAATCCGATTGCCTCAGGATCGTTTTGTAGGTCGGTGTACTTGAAAAATAGAGATTGCAATGTCGGGAGATTCTTGTATCCCGAAAACTTTCGGCTAGTTTTGCTCTCGCCGCCAGCCCAGGAATAATCATCGGAATCGGCAATAACGGCGAAGTTGTTTATGAAGTCGTCGATATTATTGAGATTGAGACGCGAAAGCTCCTCAGGAGCAACATGATAGAGCATATTGTAGTATTCAAGTGGAGAATTGGTCATCGGCGTAGCCGTCAGAAGAAAGACGTTTTTGTTGTCATGGTTCCGGCGAATGTATTCGCACTTCTTGAAAAACGCCATTGCCCTATCGGAATGTCGCCCATCATTTATCCCAGTCTCGCGAGATAAACTTGAACTCCATAAAGCCTTGTATGTGTGAGCCTCATCGCAGAATATGGCGTCGCATCCAAAATCCTCGAAGGTAATGGTATGGTTTGTCTTTCCATTTTGCAGCTTGCTCTCCGCGCTATCCGTCAGTTTTATCTTGATCCGCTCGCTTTTGCCTTCTTTCTTTTTAGAGGTTATCTGTGCGGCCACAGAATCGGTAATTTCTTGATCGTGCTCTGCCGAAAGCTGGATCTCGCTCGCGCAGGACTCGGAGAGGATAATGGCGTCGTAATCGCCAGACGCAAGCTCTTGGTATCGCTTGAGACGCCCCTCTTGCGTCGACATCCCCCGAGCACTCGTATCAACGTAGCCGATCTTGAGCCCCGGCATATTCTCCGCAAACTCGGCCACCCAATCCTTGACCTTGTTATTGGGCACCTGGAAAAGAGGGCGCTTAACCTTGCCCTCTTGGCGAAGAAGTGCAAACAGGCCAACTGCACTGAGCGTTTTGCCAAACCCAGTCCCGAGCGCCGATATTCCCTTGCCTTGACGATAAAGATGGTGGATGGTTTGCCATTGATGCGGCTGTAGCGTTTTCTTGCCGCTCCATCCATCCAGCTTCACCGTGTAGGTCTTCGTTGGTGACCCGAGTTCGTTGCGATAGAGGCGGTTGAAAATCTCCTCGGCTTCCTTGCGAACCTCTGGCTCATTCGCCAAAAACGATTTGAAGTTCTCGAGCGCATCCTCGTTGTAGGCGTCCGTATCCATGTTGCCGCGTTGTTTCTGATTATTCAGGAAATAGACAAGCGGGTCGTTCTCCTCGCGCCATTCGCCTTCGTTGTCGGTGATGTAGTTTCTGGTTTTGTAATCATAATGCCGCACATCCTTGCTGGCAATAATGCCCCACTTACCCTTCTCGTTTTTCGCATAGCTGAACCCATCGGGCGCGGGATGCCCCATGCCATCATCGGCCCATTTGTTGACGATATTCACGGGCACCCATGACGACTGAGGAGCCACGTCAGACTCCTCGATAGGCGTCCATCCGATTGCTTCACGTAGTTCCTGTATCCCGGCCTGCCACTTCTCACGGTTACGCTTATACTCAGAGCTAGTATAGGCATCCACCGCAGCTTGCAAAGCGTCGATTTTCTGCCAGGCATCGCCCGACAGAAAGTCTTCTTTCGCCTGGAATATTCCCTCCGGCGTTACGAATACGTCCTCATTATTTGACCACATGGCCTCGATAAGAGCATCGGCCTCATTCGGGAAATATGCCTTGATAGTCTCGGGCGTCGCGTCGACCATGTATTCACGGATAGTATTGAGCGCGGTTAGCTCTGGCTTGTGGCCGTCGACGATTTCAACTTCTTTGTTGAAGATGTTCTGTTTATTGAGGATGTCGCTATCCATATCGACGACCAGGGCCTCGGCGACGCCCGTAGTGTTCGGATGGGTGGCAAAGAAGCGCTTCAAGTCGCCGTCGTCCTTCGGAGTAGTCCCGAAATCCTTCTCGTAGGCTTCGAGGAGCGCCCGTGCTTGCCTTTGTAGGTCGTCTATCGGTTCATCCCTTGTCAGAGCCGCGCGGATACTCCTAATCGTCTCGGCGTATTCTTGCGCGCGAGCGATCTTTTGAGCCGTCAGCCCGTCCGAGTCCATTAGCTCCCATCGATGACTTTCATTGAGCCGATAGACCTTGCCATTGATCGTTTTCGTCATGCCGACGTGCAGGGTTTTCGCAGCAAAGGCCGCAGCTTCCTCGGGGGCGAGCTTTTCGACTTCTTTATGGGCGGGCAGCTCGCGGCCCTTCGTGAGCTCGCGGATCTTCCCGAAATCATCCCCGGTCTTCATTGCCACGGGGGAGAATTGCTCGATAGCCCGGTCCATGTCTTCCGGTGCCAGCTTCCCTACCGTTATCTCGGTATTGAAGTTCCCCTTCGCGACGCGGCCAAGCCTATGCGCCGGATTCTCGTCGTAATACTTTCCGTCAACGAATGCATCGTCCCAAAATCCAGCCTTCTTTACTTCCTCGTCGGTCATCATGACGAGGCGGTCGCGGATATCGTCGGGATAGGCCCGGAACATAACCACGTCGGGCGAGACGCCCGTGCCGGTATGCTTGAAGGACTCGTCCGGAAGCCGCACCGCCCCGATGAATTGACCCTTGCGGAGCATCACCGCGCGCCACTCGGCATTCCCCTTATTGTCGAGGACGCCCGAATGGACGATGAGCGCCATGGAACCACCGGGGGCGAGGTTGTCGAGTGATCGCGAGATGAAGTACCGATCGAGGCTTTTTTCGTCTGGCTCGTCCATGAATGACGTTTCCACGGACCTGTCCCCGAATGGAGCGTTGCCTATAACCGCGTCGAAGCGATCACTGTAACAGAGATTGAATTGCTCGAAGGAAGAGCCATAGATCCTCGCTTTAGGCTGTAGGAGGCTCGCCGCGTGCGAGGTCCGGTTGTCGAACTCGACGCCCGTCAGGTCCACGCCATCGGGCGCTGCCTCGAAGAAGACGCCAGTGCCTGCTGAAGGCTCGAGCACCTTAGCCCCGGCATGAACCGGCGCGAACTTATTCATGAGCTTCCAGACCATGCGGGCGACAGGCGGCGAGGTGTAGAAATCATAGAGCACTCCGCGCTCGCCCTCGGCCTTTACGCCTCCGAAGCCCGAGTAGAGGCGAATCTTGTCCATTTCCTCCGGCTTGATCTCGTCAGAAGGCAGCATGAGCAGCTCGGCGACTTCCTGATTGAGCGTTGCGCGCTTGGCCGGAGTTAGATTTTTTCCCTTAGCGGACCAGGAGCCGTAGTCGCGAAACTTGGTTTTCGTAATCGGCTTGGCGAGCTCGGCCTGAATCTTTCCCGAATTGACCCCTGGGTCGGGAGCAGCCTCGGGCTTTGGGAGCCGATCGGCGACAGGAGAGGGCACAACAGCCTCGGAATTGGCTGGATTCGCGGCTTCTTGGGGCGCCAATGGCCCCTTGGTATCCGGGACATCGCCGAATGCGGCTATCGCTTTCTCGCGCGAGGGGAAGGCCCCTAGGCGTTCCCCGTTTGAATCTATCGCCACATGGGCGACTCGACTTCCGCTTTTCCCGGCCTGAATCTCGGTTGTAACCCATCCAACCGCCTCGCCACAGCGCTTTATGACGGAAGGCTTATTAGGGCCGCGATCTTCGACCGTCATCGCGGCAGATTGCTCGCCCTCAGGGGCCTTGCTGGCGACTTTCTCGGGCTCGGGCGCGCGGAATTTGCTAAAAGCCTTCCGGGCCATCGCCTCGTTCGGATAGAACGTAATCGAGGGCACCGTCTCGCCCGCATCGGTATCATCGAGCCGAATACCAAACTTCCCGGCATTCCCCCCGGTGTAATACTTCATGAGAACGGCGCGCGTGCCATTCTCTTTATCCTCTACCGAGTCTATTTCCTCAACGTCTTTCTGCTTTTCCTGGCCCTTGGCTTCCTCCGCAGGCTTCGGTTCGTCCACAGGCGCGCCCCACGCTTGACCTTCACCCTCGCCGAACAGGTCCGCCTCGTAGGTGTATTCCCCCACGATATCCGCCGCTTTTCCGCCCGCCTTCTTGTGCTTATCGATCATCTTCGCGTCGTCAGGCTTTATCCATCCCGTGCGAAACCCGAGCGCGCCCTTGGCCGTATGGAAAGGTAGGTCGGTTCTCCAAACGAGGCCAGGACGAGCCTTTTTGATATCGTCAGCAGAAACAGGTAATACCAGACGCATATAGACCCCTTATTCGGCTTTCTTCTTATTCGCTAAAGGACTCGGGAAATACCGCATCCAGGAGCCCCTGCACCAAGGGTGTACGACTCCCGCAGGCGCCCACCAGGCGGCCTGCTTGCGGCCGATATTTGACTTGCCTTCCCATATCGCCACAGGCGCTATAGGATCGTCGATTTTATCGTCGTCTAGAGGATGATCCACCCACAAGGCGATAAGGCCACGGATTTTTGAGCAGTAGCCGCAGACATATCCATCGCGCATTTCCATCCGCTTGAAGTAGAGCTTTTCGCCCGCCTTGGCCGTGGCGGCTTGCTCTCGCAGGAAGGCATTATCGAACGTGTTGACCGTCTCGGTCTCGGCTATTCGGCGCCAGTCTCGGTTTAGCTCGCCCATTTTATTAAAAAGGTTCTGCGCAATCTGCGACTTGCTCTCTCGACTCGCAATACCGTCAACAATAGTACGCCGTACCGCGTGCTTGGTGTCGTCCTCGATCTTGGTTATATGGTCGCCTATCGATTGCTCGCCAAGCTCGACGGCCTCGGCGACGCGGTGATAGTGCTCAATCATCTGTTCGCGCTCATCGGGGCTTGCTGGGCCAAAGAGCTTATCTTGCCGCGCTAGATCCTCGGCGAGCCAGTCGACCGACCGCTTTTGATATTCGACCTCTTTAAGCGGCACCTTCCAGAGCTCGGCCGATGGATTTTCCATAAGCTTGCGCGCCATGACGCGGCCCAGGGCGACTGAATCGAGTACGATTTTTCGGCCCTCATTGTCTATGCGTTTAGACAAGAACCGTTCGAGGGCCTTTATGACTTTCTCGAAATCGGCCCGATAGATAGGCTTTCCCGTCTCGGGATTGAAGAGGATCTTCCCGTGATACCAAATGGCCTCTGAAACCGGGCGAGGGGGGCCGCTCTCGTCTTCTATGGATTTCGAGAAGGTAGTCACCAGAGGAAGGTCGAAAACGTCGCATACCGTCGCATATACAGCGTCGAGCGTTTCTCCCATCCGTTGTGCTATGCCATCCACAAGGTCTTCCTCGGCCTTGAAAACAAAATCCTCGGCGTATTCCTCGTCCCTTGGCTTTATGGTCAGAGGAAGGCCCATCGCCTTCGATAGAGACTCGGTTGCAGCAAGGAACTTATCGCGCCGATTATTTTCGGTTATCCCCGCGACAGTGAGACGTATATCGTTCACGAGCACGCCTTGAAGGCCCGGAAAATCCCATTGCGAACGGATAACATGATAGACTTCTCAACAACCGTCACTCTCGCCGGAGCTTCCTCGCACGCCATTTCTTCTTTTTTATTCTCTTCGGGCTTCGCCTGAGATTCGGGTGGTACCTGTTCGGACCAATAATCAACGCGCTCCTTAAGGTTCTTTAACCGGACCTTCCCTATGTCCTCCGAAACCACGCCGTCGCGCATGTCTCGCCTCAACTTCACAACCCTAGCCTTGGCCTCTTTGAGGGCTTCGCCAACATTAACATTGGGCGCCACCATAAGCTGCACGTCGGGCGACATTTCGACCCGGACTTTTGCCTTCGGCTGCTCGAACAGCCCGAGCTGCCCGCGATCGTTGCTCACCGCATTATCCGACTCAGGGCGGACCCATGCGTTGCGATAGTGCCCCTTGCGGTACGTCTGATCTTTGACCCACACCTTTTTCTGCGCAAGCCCCGGCCGCGACTTCTCGAGCCGGTCAATAGTTTCTCGGGGGACGAATATGCCAAGTAGTGCCATGCAGAGCCACCTTAAATTGTAATCTCGATAATTGACTTTTGGACCTGGCCGCCCCTATCGTCGCCGGGTTCTTTCGGCTCTTGGGGTTCCTCGGCTTCGTTTTCTTTCGGCACAGCGCCCCACCCATCGTCATCATCATTGCTGGCCGCCTGCCCCTTGCCGCCCTCGTCATCATCCCCGAAGGCCATCTTCTTATAGCCGTCGTCACCTTCTGGCCCCTGCCCCGGCGCGCCTTGTGGCTGCCCCTGGCCTTGAGCCTGAGCGCCCATGGCTTGCTGTGCGGCCTGGGCCTGAGCGGCCATGACCATCTGCACAACGGAAGGATTGAGCGGGATTATTGACCACGGCTGCTTATAAGGTTTCATGTCCTTGGCCTTGCAGATATCGTCGATAGACCGGAATGTCCGTAGCTCGGACTCGAGAAGTTCGCTTTCGGCCTTCGGGTCATAGCGCTCATACCCGACAAACTCGAAATCGATCCAGTCCTCGAGCTTTTCGACTATTTTCTGGAAGTGGGATTCAAGGAAGGACAGAATCGCGGACTCGCCGCGCTGTTTGGACTCCTCTATGCGGGGCGTCACATTGTCGCCAAGGACCGCGCCGCCCGTCCGGAGGTGAATACCCACTTCTTCGAGATCCACGCCAAAAAGGGCGCCTACGCTCGCCCAAAGGTGATCCGTCCACTCGATAAACTCCATGTCGCGGTTATTCGCTCGGAAGGACACCCACTCCATACTACTTTTCCCGCCCTCGCCGCCTGTGGCCCCGGCCGGGACAATCGGAATGCGCCATTTCCCCTGCGGCCCGGCGCTCATGGTGTCGGAAACGAACTCCTCGATGGCCTCGACCGTCTCGAGGTCGGAGTCACCATTCAGTAGGATCATGCCGCGCGGCAGATTGTCCTCCGTCATGGAGGAGGCGTTATACCAAAAACTGTTTATCTGAGCGGTAATGAGGTCGATTGCTTGCTCTGTGAGGGAATATCCATACCCGGAATGGTCGATATCGGAGCGCGGATTGCCGTAGTCGAAGATCAGGTCGTCATCGGTGTAGTAGGTAACGGGGATCTGATCAACTTCCTGGACAAAGCGCACCGCGTCGTCCCCGGTATACTCGCGCTCGATACATCGGCTTATGGTGGCCGGATCGATCGCCCAAAAGGCGAACGGTGTCCCGTTTATCCTGTTTTGCATCTCCGTTGTCAGTTGGTCGATGGTCAGATAGTCGCGGACCGCCTTCATACCGAAATGGACGAGATCGTCTTGGCGCTCAGGGTCTTTCTCCCACCCAGTTTGGAGCATGAACCTTTGAACCTGGGCAAGTTTTACTTTTTGCGCGGGCGTTGGCGCATGTTCTTGGTCCTTGAGCGTTAAATGGAAACCTCGGATGTTTTTATCGGTAGAAGGCTTCAAAAAGGGCCGAATCTTGTTTTGCTGATGCGTGATTATGGTATTTATAAGCCAAGCCTTCTCGGCGATGCGCCGGAGAACTTGATATTCGACATGCTTATTCGGCTGAAGTTTATTCTTGCCCCCGGAGCCCCAATATCGCGTTGCGGGGTTGAGGAGCACTGAGTGAATAGGCTCGACGCCCTTCGGCGCCGTGGCGGGCATTCCCTCCGCATAAGGCCCCGGCGTCGCAATGCCAAGCGGTGAGCCATTATCTTTCCCAGAGCTTGAAACAAGGCGGGCCTTTTGCAGATATCCGAAAATCTCGTCTTGGCTTATCTTAGGCATGAAAAATCCCCCGGCGAACAGTGCCTACAGTTTACTCGGAGGCCAAATTATTGTAAACAAAGCGCAAGTTCAAGCGGTAATCCCCAGCGTGCCGATGATGACCGGAAGTAGCTGGCCCGTATTCACGATCGATTCAGCCAGGGCCTTGTAGCCCGATACGCCCTCCTCGCACGTCATGTCGGCCTTTTTCTTCTTTCGGTCATTCCACAGAGCGACATAGGCCACGGCAGAAGTCCAGCACGCAAGGATGGGCAGGAGGTCGGCGAGCTCGTAGAGGGCGCGGGCGAAGGCGGCGGTCATATATCGCCCCGTGCTTCTTCTATTTTCTGGCAATGGTCGGCGATATAAGTAGTGATTTCTTCGGAAGGTTGAAACCATTCGCCGCGAATTCGATATTTAAGAAATTTCTGATGTAGCATGGCCTCAAACCGATAACTACCTTTCATTGTTCCAAGGACAGATAACGGCTCATGGCAGGCCGTTTGAAGAGTAGCTAGCCGCGATTTAAGATCAGTTGAAATTCCAATTTTTATTGGACCATTAACGTCCTTCTGGATGAAATAAATAACAGCAATTGCTTCAGGATCGAATGGCGCAAAGTCACTGACCGTTGGTTTCTCTGGGAAATGTTCAAAAAATCGTTCGTCTGCCCATTTTGTTAAAAATTCTTTAGCCTGAATTTCTGTAATCATTCCTTCATCTATTAATAAATTGGTTTCTTTAATCATATAATCGACCGGAGACATAAGACCAAGTTGGCTTAATATTTGATCGCCATAGTCTTCAAATTTTCCAGCATCGACAATGACGCGAAGAAGCGAAGCGGCTCCCACATAATCCGGAATATTCATGCTAAAACCTCTTGCCTCGGAAAGATGGCAGCTAGAGCATCGAGCCCTTTTGCGGTAACGCGCGTTTGTTTGGTTATGTGCTCATTAGGCGGATCGCCATAGGTTCGCGTCTTGACCTCAAAGTATTCCTTGGCGAGGAAGCATTGAGTAGGAAGCCAGTCGCCGCCGCGCTTGAAGATCATCCCCCTGGTGGCGAGCTCGTCGAAGAACTTTAATGGCGCACGCCCGAGCTGCTTCGCTACATCCATGATGCAGAGCGACCCCGAGGCGTCGAGAAAGCGATCGAAGGCTTCCACTTTGGGTTTAGCGATCTCGACCTGGGTAGCAAGCTCTCGCGCCTTGCCTTCCCAATAGTCGAGGACTTTCGCCGTCATCCGAGCTATCTCTAGCTCGGTCGTGAAATTGGCAACCTGGACAACGTTGTCCAGGTCATTCCTGCCGCTCTTTTCGATAGCCTGCTTGATTGCGGTTACCTGAGCCTCATCGAGGTAGGTGGTTTTCCCGTCTTCGACGAATTCAGGGAAAAGCGTAGATGCATGGCGGCGCACCGTCCTGTCGGCAACTCCGAGCGCTTCGGCGACTTGCTTGACGGTCATCGCTCTCGACATTGCGTCGGCAACCTTAGCGATCTCGTTCACGATTTCCTCCTCGGGCGCCGGGATCTCGGCAAGCTCAGCCGATGACCTCGGCACGGACCGCGCGGCGATGATATGGAAACCGTTAGTCGCCGACATTCTTTGTGGCTCCATCGGCCCATGCAATAGCAACCATGACACCAACCACTCCGATCACCGCAGGAAGGCCGATGCCACCACATAGTCCGACAGTAAAAAAAATAACCACGTCGACAAATCGCTTCCACTGATTCTCTGGGACCAGTGAGCAGATCCAGGGCGTCAGCAGGCAGAAAATGCCAATAAAGACCCCGACCGCAAGAATCGCCGCAATGCAGTTCCCAATAGCCAGCCTCATGTTTCGCTTCATATTTTCCTCTTTAACGTCTACACGTTTAGACATTCCGGGCGGTAGGGATCGAACCTACGAATAACGGAGCCAAAATCCGACGCCTTACCGCTTGGCTACGCCCGGATATGAAAAGGTGCCGCGAGGGCGAGCGCAGATGAGATAGACGGAGGTAGTGGCGTAGGTGCCACTCATTCAGATATCCTCCCGGCAAAATGTATTCGAGCCTCGAGTTGGTACATATCCATGGCGACGAGTAGTTTCTCGGCCTCTTCTGGCTTTAACGAGTTGTGCAGTTCCGAGACCGCCTTGCCGATCCAATCAATTATTTCCTCTTCGCTGAAATGCTGCATAACCAATCCCGCCAGGAGCACTTCTAGGAGTGTTTTGTAATAACGAACATCCACAAGATCATCTTCGATCTTGCTCATCATGCGGCCGTCTTGATCTGCCGAACCCCGAAGGCGGCGATAGCGATTTTGATCTGTGCATAGTCGGCTCCGAGGTCGACCATGGAGCCCGCGAAGCGCTCGAGGCGCTCGACGGACACAAGCTGTACTTGCGTTAGGTGCTCGCGAACATTGGCATCCTTCTCGAGGCCCTTCGCCTCGCGGAAATGGCGCGCATCCATCCCGAGGACAACACGGTAGATGAGGTCGGTGATTTGCTTGTAGGCCCACCCGTGCATCGCCTCATTGAGGGGCGAGGTCTGAATTGTGTCAGTAAACTCGCGACGGACAATCTTGCTTGCCCTGGAGTCGATAATGATTTCCCGAAGGGCCTTCTCGCATTGGAGGAAGTAGCGGCGCACTTCTTTTCCTTTATCGGTCCCGGCCATCATGCAGAAAGATTTGAAGCAGTCGGCAGAAAGCCAATAAACAGAAATGGGCTTGTTTTTGTAGCTTTTAAGTTCTCCACCTTTTTGTGTATTCTTTTTAGAACAATGAATTATTGAAAAATCTACACCCTCTTGGAAGTTTTCGCAGAGTGCCCGAAGTGCGCTGTCTTTTCGCGAATACCCGACCCACTGCCAAGCACGGTCGAAATCAATCGGAAACGCAGAATCGCTCTTGACGATCTCGCTGAATGTCTCGATAAGGTCGCTCACGACTACCTCCCTTTGGCTACGCCCGGACCAGCAAGACGCCCGCGAGAGCGAGCGCCTTGAATTGTTACGCCTTGGCCGTCTTCTTTGCAACGAGGGCCTTCGCCTCATCGAACGCGATATCGATGTCGCCAACCGCAAGGGCCTTGTCGAGCGTGCGCAGCTCCTTTGCGAGGGCCTTCCGGGTAACCCTGATATTCGCGAGCGAAGGATTCTTGTTCGCATTAGCAAGCGCGGTGGTAGAGGCGGTAAGGTCTACCGTCGAGACAATCGAGGAAACCTTGGCGGCCTGCTTCTCGTTTAGTGTCATAATAACTCCCAAAAGTGAAATAGTCGGCCCACCAAGGAGCCGTATCGGAGAGGCTGGAATCGTTTCAATCCACGCGCCCGCGAAGGGCGCGACTCCGTAAATACGTCATTAGCCTAGTAGGCGCGACGACTTGTCTAACCCCATCGCGCCTTATTAGGAACTGTTTTATCTTCGATACCCCCTTGAATGTGTCTAGGGATGAACCCACGGAACCTATCTAGGCCACACCGCGAGTAGCCGAGCACGGTTTCTTGTCGAAGATGCTGAGGAGCCGATCGACTTGGGCATCCACTATGCCGATGATCGTGATAGCCGGTCGGGAAACGGGCCGGACGAGATCCGCGAGAAAATCGCGGAGGTCCACGTACATGGCAGTTGCCCACAGAGAAATAAACAGCAGGAATGAACGCATCTCTTTACCTCCTTTCATTGGATTTTATTTGCACCTATCACCAGTTACAGAAAAGATGCGCCAGAAGGCTCGCTCTCCGTTTGTCGGTCAGGTGGCCCGCGACATCCCCCGGCGCCGGGACTTTAAGCGAGCCACTAGGAGGAGACCGCAGCGGGGACCACGGCGGCCTTGTCGCCCTCGAGCGCGCCAGGAAGCGCGGTCGGGTCGGCAGCCACGGCAGGCTCAATGGGAACGGCATCAGAGGCGACCTGAGCATCCGTGTTCTGCCCGAGCTTGGCCGCGAGCGCGTCGCGGTCCCGCTGGATAAGGGCGAGGGCATCGGCGATTGCCGCCTCGGTGTCTTTGCCGATATCCTCGCCTACCTTGATTTCCTTGTCCTCGACGTGGAGCGCGATCTCCTCGAGAGCCTTCTTTGCAGCGGTCAGCTTATCCACGAGGATAGCTTTATCGCTCTTGAAGGCGGCCTTGATCTTAGCCGCAATGTCCTTGAAACTCACAGAAGCCTCCAATTGTAAAAATGTGAACCCCGCTATGCGGAGCATTATGCGATGACGGCGAGCGTGTCAGGACAATTCGCCTTGAGCCAGTCGGAGATAGACTCCATGGCCCTGGGCTTCCAGGCGCCGCCATCCGCCTCATGGAGCGATATGGTCACCGTTCCCTCGGAGTCGGCGCGCATGCGGAAAAGAAACTCGCCCGCAGGCTGGGTAATCTCGCGGAAGGTGCGGAAGGGCTGGAGGGTAACACGAGAAGGCGCCGCCTTGTTTTCCGTGAGGTTTCCGCGCGTCCCCTGCCGGACGGTGACATTCTGAGATATCCCGGTATCAGCAATCTCGCTTTCGTTGGATACCGTGATCCTCGAGGCAAGGCTAAGGAGATCATCGCGAGTATCCGTTTGGATGATGAGCGCGTTCGCCGCGATAATGAACTCTTCGATGCTCAACCACTTGCCGAAGGGAAACACGATGCCGTCGAAGTCGGCGACTAGGAAGGAATCACGCTTGCGGTTCTCGCCGTTCAGATCCGAGAGAAGTACGACCTGAGTGGGGGAAACGACATGCACGATGAGCTTTGAAAGATCTAGGGCGTCTCGGTTTGCTTTCAGGTAGTCGGAGATAGCCGTGAGGCTTTGGACCTTTATAGCGTCCGGCCTTGGATTATACATGACCGGCTTCATTTCGAGCGGCGAATAAATCCGGCCATCCTTCTCGATCTTCACGCTTTCGTTGGAGATGCGCTCTACCGCATCAACAAAACTACCATCCATCAGGCTCTCCTTCCTGGCATATTCAATACCTTGCCCTCACCCTCGAGGGGTTCCTCGGCAGTCCCCGCCTTCCCGAGCTTGAGCTGGCTAATGTCCGATTGATAGGCTGTAATATCGTCGCCGTCATAAGAGAAGGCAGCGAAGCTCCTGGACGGCTTAACGGGCGCGAGCTTCGTCACATGCGTAACCTCGACCTGGGCGCCGCCGCGATCATCCTCCGGCCGAAACTTAATTACGAGCGTCAGCGACCGTACCGCCTTGGCCTCCGTATTCTCATCCGCGACATTCGTGAGAATCTTTTTTACTTCTCGATTAAAGAGCGCGACAGCCTGGCCGCCGTTCACGCTTTCGAGGGACATTAACTCGTAGTTTCCAGGATTCTCTGGCATATACTTCCTCCGAAATGAAACGTGATGAAACACCTATCTCCCGAATTGTCTCGCGTTTAAAAACAGATTATACCGATGTTCAGAACTCGTCAACGTTTGTCTACACGTTTAGACAAGATTTAGCTCCTTATTCGGACGGCATCGAAGTGCCGGATTATTCTTGCCTCCTTCGCCTTGAGTGTTAGCGTCAATCCAACAGCTTCGTCGACCTCGCAGTCGGTAATGTTTCCCCCAACGTTGCACTGGACCGTTGTTCCGGGAGCGAAAACCTCGCGGATTGTTTCACGCAGCAATGCCTCCGCATCCACCAATCCCTGGATGGCCGCAGCCAGCTTTGCCTCTTTCTCCTCGACGGTCATCTTCGTGTTTTTCATTATTAATCCGGCAACGCATTGATCGACTCGAAGAGAGAGTATTCCAGTTCGGCGATCTGCTTGGCTGCATCCAGCCGCTTCACGTTCTCTTTCAGGAACTTCGTCTCCGTACTGTCAAAGGTCACGTTCAGCGGCTTTTCTTTATCTTTCTTCCAGTCCATGTAAACCTTGTTTCGAACTAGCGGGTCGGGCGTGCTTGTGAACTCGATATCCGCTATTTCCTTCGTACTAAGATCGATCTTTTTCCTGATCGACTTCACGGCACGAATGCCGACGAAGTCGTTATTCTCAGGAAAGAGCTTGCCCATAATCGTAACTCGATCGCCAACCGAAAGCTTCATTGTTGAAAAACCTCCGAAAAACAAAAATAGGCCTATAATACTACTGGCCTTTATTCCATATTCTTGAGCGCGGCTTCCTTGCGACGTTTCGCGTCCTCATAAATCTTATTGAATGTGCCATGGTCTAGGATCACGCGCGCGGACTCGATAAAGTAGGCGATAAGTATAATTACCTCGACTAACGTCCATGACCCGCCGCACCTATTGCATACGCAATAATCATTCGGATGACAGAGCTCGCAAGCGGGATCTCCTGCGGGATCATCTATCCAGAAATGGTCACTCCCCTCCCACAGACCGGGCAGGCCCATTCGTCATCGGTGATAGGAAGCGGGATATGCTTCGCAGAGCATTCCATCCCGATACACGTCATAACACGGCCGCATGGACCAGCCTCGATATCCCCTCGCCTTTCTCGTTCTGATCGCAGATTCTTGGTCGACCGCACTAAACAGCTCAATCGACATAAGTCCCCCTAGAAAGAAGTGGAGCCCTTAATTGTGACATATATTTCGGTTTTATACTCGGCTACCCATGGCCGTATTTCCGTTCCAGATTCTATCCCATGGTCGCATTCATGACGTAGCCCAACCTCAAAATTATCAAACACAAGTGCCGCTTTCGCAATATAGACGGCCTCGTATGGATCAAAGGTGAACTGCACTGCGGTATCGGGATATTCATATGTTTTTACGCCAGCCGCTAGCTCGACATACTTCCACAGTGTTGCCTTTAAGCTAAGATCCGTAAAAAAGGAATTATCAGGAGCAGCATACGAAACTTCATTTATGCCCTTAGTAACCCCAACCCCATATTCGGGGACCATGCCAGCCGAAAGGGCCCATGAAAGAACCAGCCAGTTTAGCATTTCGATTCCCTTTCCTTATGCCGCATACTTATTCGTTTTTTGAATGAGCGACAATATTTCGCTAATGTCCTCATAGCGAGATACCCGACAGATAGTTCCTATGCAAAACATAACGAATTGTTGCCATGACCATCCCATACCTAAATGTCGCGTTTTCCACTCGCTAATGCCTGTCGGACTCTTCAAATAATCAGTTGTCCTATTGGCATATTCACCATATATCGATGTAGTGTTCATTCCCCGGAATCCGACGAAACTTGCGCGGTGTGTCGCGATTGCGAAGCTGAGGCAAAATGACGACGGGGATACTAGCCTGAGCCTCGGCCTTCTCGGCTTTATTTTTGTCGATGAAAAGCTGAAACTGAGCCAACGCCGAGCCTAGGTCTTTTGCCTTGGTCCACTCGTTATTGATAGACGCATACCACTCCCTGTGTTCGCGTTTTAGTCCCAAGTAAATCATGCAGCGCCCTAGTCCCCGCACGTCCATGCGAGCACGTTATTTTTGTACACCTGTAGCCCAGTTTATGTCAACCGCTAAACGTTTAGACAAGAGTTTAGTTCCACAGGGGAAATAAAAAGGCGCCCTGGCTAGGGGCGCCCGCCCGCGACAGGCTAGGGAACTAGGGGAAACACACGCGACGAGAAGAAGGTATGCCAGCTCGGATAAATAGTATTTCGGGCAATTATTATTTGCAAGCGTATTCGGCGATCAAAGCCTCTGGGGCAATCCTACGGGCAAACGTCGATTCCCCAGAACCGGGCATACCTCGAATAATAGTAATCACTCTATGTCCTTCCCCGGCTCATATTCGGCCATTATCTTGCCGTAGTAGTAGCGCCATCAAAAATAGCAACGCTTCTCGTTTCGGATGGGTACGTCTATGAGGGCCTTCTCCTATACTGTCACGTCGTACATAGTTCTGACTGAATTTCGCTCGCTTTTCTGACTCTCGGTTTTTTTGACTTATGGGGAAGGAGACACCCTATCAGATTCTGAAAGGGGAAGTCACGCTGAGGGTGGGAGTGTCGGCATAAAAGGGTGCACTGATGTCTTGGGTCCGGTTTAGCGTAGACCCAAGATTTCATAGGCCGACATCGTGAAGAGGTCGACAATCAGCCGCTTGACCTCTTCGGTCAGCTTTGCGTCCAGCCCCTCATGGATCAGGCGCAGGACGAGCCCTGTCAGGCCCGAGGCCAGGTAATCGATGTAAAGGGAATACCTGCGCTCCGGGCAATGGTAGTCCAGCTTTGAGATGCGCTCGTTGACGATCGCGGCCAGGGAATCCTTGAGCAGCTGGCCAAAGCGTCCCGAATAGCGGCTGGCCCCTACCCACTTGATGGTGGCCATGTGGGCGCTCAGGGTCAAAACGAAGCTTCCGATATTGGCCAGCCCCTGTTCCCTGAGGGCGGGGTCAGCCACAGGCTCCATCATCGAGTCCGCCGCCTCCGCGAGAATGGACGTCACCGCGGCGTCGACTACCTCTGCGATGCTCTTGAAGTGAGCATAGAAGGTTACGCGGTTGATATCCGCCGCCTCGGCCAAGCTGGATATGGTCAGGTCGTCGAGCGAGCCGCTTCGTGACATTGCCTCCAGCGCGCTGAGGATTGCCTTCCTAGTGCGCGCCTGTCTCCGGTCTATACCCAACAATTCCTCCCGTATTGTCGTCTATGCGACAGTTTGATGATGTGTTTTCAAGAATAACCGACAAACGTCTTGATTGCAACAAATGATTTATATAATACAAGTGTAGTCGTCAAGCAGGAGAACGAACATGGCAAAGAATGAAGGACGGGGCACGACGAGGCGCTTCTTTTTCAGGGACCAGGAAATGAACTTTACGATGTATCGAGCTCTCATGGCCAGCTACGCAGGAGGAGCCGCGATCGGAGAATGCCTCTCCGTCGCCGAGTCCGTGAATAACGGAGATGCTCGGGGCTATGGCAAAGCCTGGATGGCTCTTGGCGAGCGCCTGGCCGCGAAGGGAGACGCAAGCCTGTCCGCCGGGGACAGGCTGCGCGCCCGAGAGTTCTTTCTCCGGGCAAGCAACTACGGGGCTTCGGACTTTTGTGTGGGTGGGCTGAAAAAAAGCAAGGATTCTGTCAAAATCCTGAGATATGCAGGATAAAGAACTCTATCAGAAGCTTCTCGGACTTAGGAGTCCGTGGTTAGTAAGCGAT